GTTATATCTAATGTTATATCAACTAAAACAACAGATCCATCTCTTATACAAATATTATCAGTTATCATTTTCTTTTGGTTTAAATTATCAATTAGTGCTGCTTTTAAATCATCATTTGCTAATACTAATCCACTATTTCCATCTCTTGCTAAAATATAAATATCAATTACATTACCAGCACAACCATAATTTCTTAAAACAACATTAGATTTACCTACTTGTCCATGATAAGGTGTGGTAAAAGAATCAGTTAAAATTTTATAATCTTCTCCTGTAACACATCTATCTTGGGTTTTTAAATAAGAAGGAAGATTTTGTCTAACATCTTCAAGTCCATCTCCGTCATATCCATTGCTTGCTGATGTATAATTACGAAAAGTAACAGGAACAGTAATACCTAAATCTTGTACATCATATTGTCTTTGGAAATTTATAAATCCAGTAATAACATTACCTATTATACCACCACCAACTCTATAAGTTACAACTATTTGAGAACCATTAGAAGGAATTAACCCAGATCTATTATTCCCAAAAACAATAAAACATTGATAATCAGAGTTAAATTCAATTCTAAACTCTTTTCTTGGTTGTGAATCAGTAAAGAATTCTACTTGGGTCCATTCCGTACCATCAACATTTACTCTTACACTATCGAAAAGTACTGGAGAAGATTCTAACTGATATATTTGATTCGGATTACCTGTTCCTACTAAATTATCAACAAACGTTGTCCCTTGAATTCCAATTAATTTAGCATTAGTTAATGAACCCGCAGGAATAACAATATCTTCGTCAAAGATAGGATTATTATTAAAATCAGCAGCGTATATTTCAAATGGTACAGGAGTACTATTGATTGGAATATTTATAAATACTCCAGGTGGGATAATCAAATCTACTGGTTGAACTGCTGTAATCGTTGCAGAAAACAAAGCAGTAGCAGGGAGAGGAGGTGTGGGATTAAATCCAACTAATCTTGCTAATCTAAAAATATTATCTATTTCAGTAACAGTATCAATATAAATTTCATTTGCGATTTGATCAATCTTAAAAGATAGAGTATCTGCTAAAAAAGCAAAAATTTCCATCTGCATTATAGTTAATGAAGATTCAACAAAGTCAGTAAAATCTCTACTGAATCTTTCTTGAATAAACTTAACTAACCTTGTCTTCATTGATTCATAATCTTGATTGGTATATGAAAGAAAACCTAATTTAGGAGTTCTAGATTCAATCGATTGATCTAAAGGTGTTATATTTGTAGGACAATTTAAGGCCATTTTTCTCCTATTATTGGTTTAGTGGTACTTGTAATAATAACTCATCAACTTCTGTTAAATTTTGCGGATCTACATATATTATTCTTATACTAAGTATCTTATCAGATTCCGATTTATCATCATCTGGACTTAATGAACCATCATCAATTCCAGAATTTACTTCAATCTCTCTCACAGCAATTCTAGGTTCCCAAGTGTTTATTGCTTCAATAACCATATCTCTAGCTCTCTCTTGCAATATAATATCATTGGGTTCATAAATTAAATCTTTCAATGGAGTTCCGAAAGATGGTAACATGATTCGTTCTCCAGGATAAGTTAGTAATAATTGTAATAAATCCGATTTTATTGTTTCAGTACCACTAATAGTAGGTAAATAACCTTTAGGAGTTGGAACAATAGGATATGGAGCACCTAAAAATCTAAACATATATTTACCTTTTTATTGTTGTTGTTCTTCTTCACTTTCGCATTGTTTACCAGAAGCAATTAATCTTTCGCTAATAGACTTTTCTGTCCAATGAACAAAACCAGTAAAAGGACATACTCTAGGACATTTTGCAATTACTACAGGGAAGAAGCAAGGTTGATCGCTTCCGCTTTCCTCTGTTGTTTGTCCTGCTTGAGCATCAGCAATCGCTTGTCTAGCAGCATCTAATGCTGCATTACCTGTTTGTTCTAAATCATCATCGTCTTCAGGAGGTGGACAATCTGTACCAGCACCTAATATTATAAATTTATCTGCAATATGAATTTCATTTTGACTTCGCATAATAAAATTCTTTTTACACATAGTTATATAATTACCATATATCATTTCTAATTTATTTGCTTCACAATCCTCTCTTCCAACTTCATTTATATGGTCCTTTACAGAGGAGCAAACATAATAACCACCTGAACTAGTTATTATAAATCCACCATCATCTTCATTTAATTGCATTCTAAACAAATGACCTTGTTTGCAATCACTTGATACAGGAGCACCTGTTTCTGCTGCTTGACTATCTGGTGATACACCCGGATCAGATCCACCAACTCTTGGAGCTAATAATGTTATTGCTTGCTGTTGTATACTTTCCTGAGAGAAATAATCATCCATTCTCAATGTTAATCCATATCCAGACCTTAACATGATCCATGCTCTTTTACCTTTATTTATAGGTATACCACCTTCTTTTCTTTCAGGACTTGCTTGTTCATTATCTTCATCATGAAATGTTAATTCGTGATTTGAAGTTGATTTTATCTTTATCTCTCTTGAAGCACCTGCTATTTGTCCATCTAAAGTATGATCATACATTGTGAATGATTGACCAGCAGCAGTTTGTAATTTAATACCGTTTTCTTCTCCACGCAATCTACTTTTCCACTCTGCATCATTCATTTGCATTATATGTCCAGTAGCAGATCTAAATAAAAACTTACCATTGAATTTATCAGTACAACCAAAATTAAATTCATCTTGCCATCTTAATTTTTTACCTTGTGGTTGCTCAACAGAATCATCCATAATTATCTGATGACCACTTCTAGATTGTATTTGAATACCGCTTTGTGGTAATCTCATTTTATTATTTTGGGGAGTATCAGCACCTTTATATGGTCTACCTTCTTCTACTCTTTTAAAATAAGGATTAGCACATTGAGGATCGTCTGATTCTATTGTTCTACAATTTTCACCTTTAGGGTTATTTAAACAATCTCCTACTTGTTGACCTGAAAAGTTTCCATCAGCATCTTCTACACCTTGAACATTAGTATTTAATAATTCAGTTATATCTAAACACTCATCTGGAACAGTTGAAGGGTTTGTTATTTTAGGATTTGCCCATTGTCCACCAGGATGAAGATAATCATCTTTCATTATCATCCAATTACCACAAGCACTACCTAATTCAATTCTTTTCCATCTACTTTGACAACGATAATCTCCATCTACCATTTTAAACCAATGTTTACCTGGAGTTTTAAATCCATAAATATTTGGATAAGTTATTTTTCTTTGTGCATCAGGATCATTTTCAAATTGTTCAATAGAATCTAAATCATAACCATTATAATTTTCTGTATTCCACGGTGGATAAACTTGTGAACCATCAACATTACCAACTAAATACCCTTCTCCTCGATCACAATATAATCTTTGAAATTCAACTATAGGATATGGATAATCTGATCCATCAGGACCACGATCTCCATGAAAAGTACTACCAATATATAAAGGTGATTTTCTATCACCGTTTTCATGAATTATTACAACTGTTGCACCTGCTGGAGGAACCCAAGTATTACCGCAATCATCATGTCCACCAAAATTAGCTACTGCTCTAGCAAAAGGAAGTTCACGTATTCTACTATTTGGTTCATGTAAAAATGGAGAAAAAAATCTAATTCTATTTAATTTTAATGGGTCTATTGTATCAACACAATATGCAATAATTGGAGCACTTAAAGTTTGAACTTGTTGTTCAACTTTATATTTTCTTTTAAACTCAGTTTCTACTAATCTTTGTTGGGTATAACCCATTTCAGAGAATTTACCTTCTATAGCATTTAATCTCTGCTCCATCTTTTGCAATAATTCATTTAAAGACATATTAATTTGTTCCTGGTGCTGGTAAATATAATTTCAAGGTAGTTGTATAACTCCCCTCACTTATATCATGAAATACTCCACTTATGAACCAATTTTTATTACTTAAAATAGAGTTACAAGGAGATCTGGCCAGAAAAAATCCCCATTCTGGACAACCTGTAGATCCTTGATTTTTAACTAAGTGGAAAGGATTTAATACTATTATAGATACTGTTCTAATTTTTATTCCGAACGGATCATCTAATATAGGGTTCCCTTGAATTTTTAATTCAGCTTCAATATTTTGAAAAGTTTGATTAGCTTTTTCATTTGCTCTTTGCGAATTATTAACTTCATCAGCTGCTTGTTTATTACCATAAGCTTTGTTTGCATCTTCTGGTATTTGGTTCATACCAGCACTACCACTACCTGGAGATGAACTACCACCTTGATTAGGTGGACAAGGTTGTCCAGTTTGAACTTTTGCATTGCTTGATTGAGATCCAACTGCAACACCTGCTCTTGCAGCAGCAGAGAAATTAAATTTTATTTTAGGATCAAAACTTATTACTGGACTATGTTTCCCACCGTTTACAATATATGTACCAATACTTCTATTACATAAAGAATTAAAATCATTAAAACATTTTGGTTTAGGGTCTTCTAAAAATATTACAGAAGGTGTTTTTTTTGTATTATCATAAAAAACAACTATCCCTTTATCATCTCTAGCTGATCTATAATTAGAAATCCATTCTCTTGCTACTGCTAAAGG